CCGCACTTGGGGCAGAAGGTGTGTGTCCAATACTCGGGTGAGACGCTGGAGGCGTAGCCGTACTGACCCGACCTCTTCACCGTGACCCAGTGGTCGCACTCAACTTTAACTTTGAGGTCGCTAAACTTTAGGTTTTCGGTTGCATCCAGTACCTTTATTACGTCGCAGGGATACGCAGTAGGCCAGCAGAACTCACACGGGTTCGTCGGGTCGCCGTCCTCAGGTGCGTGCTTCTCTCGTAGGGCTTTGCGTTCGTCTTCAGTCATCGGAATACCTGCATACACTTAGCCTTATCTGTAGACGCTTGTTCGGGGGTCATCGTTGATCCGCTCGCAGTCTGAATGGCTTGGTCGGTCCGGCAGGTTCGAGGCGCAGGCCGCAGTCGGGGCAGAAAATTCTCGCCCAGGGGACCTGCACCTCCTTCCCGTCGAAGTCGAGCCGGATGTAGGTGTGTGTGCAGTCGGTCATGCCGTCCATCACTTCGCCAGCCTTAGAACACGAGCGCCTGGCTTGGTCACGATGAACTTGGCGGCAATCTCGGGGTGCGCCTCTTGGAAGGCTTTAGCGTCGAAGGATTCGCTGGTCTTGTTGCTCTTGTAAGTGAAGAGCGTCTCGCCCTCGTAGGTCACGGCGTGGGCTGATCCGATAACCTGCTCCATCTGGGCTCGCAGGCGCTTCAGTTCGAGCTCAGCAGTGTCCACGATGGCCTTCTGCGCCTGGTACTCACGGACCAGTCCGAGCACGATGTCGTCAGCTTCCACGATGTCGTCGGTGCTTTCGGGGTAGAGGACCTTCAGAACGTCGAGGTCGTTGGCGCTGGCCTCGGGCTCGATGTCGCTCGTCACCTGCGCCCAGAACTCGTTCTCTGCCTGCTCGAGGGCGACCAGTTCGTCCGAGGTGTAGGTCACGTCACGAGTGACGATGCCAGTGCCACCGATGAGGCAGACAAAGGTCACGTCCTTCAGGCCGGTGGCGGAGCAGTAGTGCGCTCCCTGTGCTCGGTAGGTGGCAGGGACGGAGTAGTTCGCCCATGCGTCGGCGTTGCCACGTCCCGAGAGGCCGGTGGTCTTGACCTCGAGGATGCGCTCGATGTTGAGCGGCGGAATCTTGTGGTCCCAGTCGTTCACCTTGCCGAGTTCGAGGCTGTCGGGGTTGGACTCAGTGACTCGGCAGATGAAGAAGTCCACGTTGGCGAGTTGCCAGGTGTAGGCACCCTCAAGGATGACGGGCCACGAGACGACTGCGAGACCCTGCGAGGCGATGCTCTGGGCGTAGACCTCGGCGATGGGGCGCTCGAAGGCCTGCCCGAGACGGGTGGCTTCGTTGCCGGTGAATGAGTCGCCCTTGCGTCCGGTCTTCTCCAGCCACAGTTCGAGGCGGCCCTTGTAGGGGTTCACGCCGAGAATGGTGCCAGCGTCACTGCCGCCGATGCCCTTCGATCGTGCCTCGAGCCATTCGTCGTGGCTCAGGTGTTTGGTTTCTGCTCTTACTTTCATGGTGCCTCCTCAGGCGGTTGGTACTGCGTTAGAGATGATACTACGGAACGACTGTGACATCGTTAAAGAGTGGGGAATCGTTGGTGATGCGGTGGCGTGCGATTTCAGCGTACTCAACGTTCAGCTCTGTGCCGACGAAGTTGCGCCCGTGTCGGTTTGCCACGACTGCGACGGTGCCCGAGCCGGTGAACGGATCTAGAACGGTGTCACCTTCAGCACTTCCTGCAAGGACACAGGGCTCGACGAGAGCCTCGGGCATTACGGCGAAGTGAGCGCCCTTGAATGGCTTGGTGTTGATTGTCCACACGTCTCGCTTGTTGCGCTTCCCATCACTCGCTGGGGTGTTGCCCGAGTAAGTGTGGTTTTCGTTGCCTTCGGTTTGCTTGACCCCACCGATGGGTGGCATCGCATCCCATGCACCAGTGACTGAGGGCTCCTTGATGGCCTCGTGGTCGTAGTAGTACCGAGGCGACTTGGTAAGCAGGAATAGGTACTCGTGGCTTTTAGTTGGTCGGTCTGTCACGCTTTCGGGCATTGGGTTCGGCTTGTGCCAGATGATGTCGGAGCGCAGATACCAGCCGTCTGCCTGAAGTGCGAACGCTACTCGCCAGGGGATGCCGATGAGGTCTTTGTGCTTTATGCCAGTTCCCTGAAAGGTTGAGGCCATGCGATTTTTTGCGCTGCCTTTTGGCACCAGCGTCCCTGTTGAATCTCCCCTTGTTGTGTCCGGTGTTGCTTTGCCATCACGAAACGATGCATAACTGTCGCCTAAGTTGAGCCAGAGGGTTCCGTCATCAGTCAGAACTCGCCAGACCTCACGGAATAACGCCACCATTTCAGCGACGTAGGCCTCGGGTGTTTCTTCCAGCCCGATTTGCCCGTCCACTCCATAGTCCCGAAGCCCGAAGTAGGGCGGTGAAGTAATGCAAGTGCGAGCTGATCCGGCTGGCAATTCCGAGAGGCGCTGGCGAGCGTCGCCGATGAGAATGAGCGAGTTCACGTTGCCGCCTTGATGCTCGACAGCAGGGAGCGCAGACCGTCGAGTCGAGACTGGCTCGCTCGTAGGGCCTCACGGGTGGTTTGCAGTCTTGATGCTGCGATGAGGTGTGCCAAGTGCAGGTCAGAGGTTGCGTCTGTGGCGTGGTCGTCCACCTGCCCCACCGTGCTCTTGTCGTGCAGGGCTCGGTAGGCGAGGCGTTGCTTGGCGAACTCGGTCTTGTAGGCGACCTCAGCGTGAGCGGCGTTGTCGCCGGCCTCGGCAATCTCTGCCACGAGTTCGTCGATGCGCTTGAGGCACTTGGCGATGCCCTCGTGGATGCGCTCAACAGTGATCACGCTGCGCCCCAGAGAATCGCACGCCGTCCCGATTTGGTCTTGGCTTCGCCCATCGGGATTACCTTGCCGTCTTGCATGAGCTCGATGCGGCGAGGGCGTGCGGTGTTCGGTGCCAGTCCGAGACGCTCGGCGATTTGCTCGTCGGTCATCGGCTGGCGCTTGAGGGCTTCGAGAACTTGGTCACGGAGCGAGGCGGTCTTGCCGACCATGCTCTCGGCGGCGAGGATGCTGGTCATCGTGTCTTGGTAGAAGGGCAGGTCGAAGAGTGTCATCCGACCCACTCCCCACAGCCGACACAGCGCACCTGGTCGCCGTTGGAGTCGAGCAGTTTGGCCTCCGCTCGGCGAGGCCACATCTTGCCCCAGCAGGGAGGGCAGAAGATGTGCCAGTGACCGTTCTTGATGATGCCGAAGGCGTAGGGCTTCATGCTTCCTCCTCGAGCAGTTCCTTGATGCACTTGACAGCCTGAACGACGACCCAGGGGCCGAGCGTAAGGCAGCCGCCGATGGTGAAGATGCGGAAGGCTAATACCATTTTTCCTCCTCAGGAACTCGGCGGTGTTGCCGATGACCTAACTCTAGTGTCCTAGCGTAGGACAGTCAAGGAACTTTTAGAGAAACTTTGGAAGCCCTGCAATTACTGGGCTTTGGCTCGGCGTGCTGCCATGTAGCAGGCGCTGCACATGCCCGAGCGCAGGCGATCGTTGGGCGTGCACTCGACAATTCTGGCGCAGACTTTGCACTCGGTTATGGTGGCCTGCTTCGCTCGTTCCTTGCCAGTGGTGACGAAGCGCACGAGGTCCTCGAGTTTGAGGCTCATCCGAGCCATCTCGTCGAGCAGGCGAGCGATGTCCTTCACGGAGTCGAAGATGGGGTCGGCGACGTTCTCGGCGCTCATCGTGCGCACGACTGCGGAGAGGGTCGGGTCAGACACTGCACCCTTCGCCCGAGGGCCGCCAGGTGTGTAGTCCCTAACGGCCCTCGTGCCAGCACGTCGGCAGAGGTCGAGCATCACGCCATCGGTCAAGCGGCTGAGCGTCTGCTCCACTCGCTTCTTGTCTCGGATGAGCCGGTCGGCGTTCTTCATCGGTTCACCCAGAAGTAGAGGGCTCCGAGTGCGGCGATGACGACAGCGATGAACATGATTAGCCCCTTGCGCATACTTGAACGATTGTATCCCAGTCTGACGGTTTCCACAGGTAGACCTCGGCGCAGGGAATCTGGCGCAGCTCAGCGAGCACCTCGTCTTGCGCTGGGGAGGTGCGTCCCTTCTCTCGCTTGAGTTCGGCGAAGATGAGGCGATTTCCCGACCATGCAGTGATGTCGGGATAGCCAGCCAGCGAGACACGCCGAGAGTCGGGGACGGAGTAGACCGACCAGCCGTTCAGTCTCATGAGGTTGGCGACCTGCTCGTGGAACTCAGCCTCGAGCATCGTGGCCTTCCAGACTTTCTTGCCGAAGAGTGGATCAGTTGTCATGCATCACCATCGCTACGAGTTGGGCGAGCACGTCTTCTGGGGACAGCGACTTGAGGCTCTTCTTCAGTTTGCGAGGGAAGCGGTTGGGGGTCTTGAGGACGAACTGGAAGTCACCAGGTAGTCCGAGTTTAATTTTGCGCATACATCTCCCTTGCTCGTGCTGCTGCGATGATGTCGGCTGAGGTCGCCCATGCATGGACGGTGAAGCCGTGCTCCTGAGAGAAGCCAGGATTGACCGTGATGAAGGTGTGACAGTCACGACAGAGGGCGAGCACGTTGTCGGGGTCGAGGATGGAGCCACCTCGGGCTCGGGTCAGAATCTCATGCACGTCTACGGCGTAGTGCGAGCAGACACGGGGGATGTGGGCCTCGCACTCGGGGCGCTCTTCGAGGATGTCACGGACGAAGGCTCGGCGCTTGACGTTGAGGGCGGCTCGGGCCTTTGAGACTTTGTTCAGTGGTGTGCGCTTCACTCGTCCTCCTCGTCGGGTTGGTCAATCACTACTTCTTCGCCTGGGTACCAATTCGGCTCGGGCCAGTGGTGCGTCTCGAAGTGCCCGATGATGAGGCTCAGGCACCTGAAGCAACAGTGGGGATGAGATCCATAGGGCGACTCAGTTCGCTCTATGACCCATGATAGGCACCCGTCGCAGACACCAGGCAGCCAGTGTTCGAGCTCGAAGTAGTGCTCCTCAATCCACCCAGTGATTGAGCCGTCTGAGTTGAGAATGGTGAGTTGGTTGCTGATGGCTTTGTTATTGACCGAGATGTTGTGCTTCCACAGGTAGGACAGCAGAGCCAGGTAGTCGTTCGGCTCTTGGGGGTTGTCCTCTGTAGAGAGTTTCACACTTTGGAGCCTACTTCACGAGTTTGATTTGGCCCCTAAATTGCGGCCTGCTTTCTCTGTAGGTGTTTGATTACGGCTCGCCTCACGGCAGGGCGTTCGGTGCGGAGTGCCTGGGTAATGCGTGCAG